CTGGGACATGGCGCCGTAGCGCTCCATCCCAGTAGCTGGAGCATGATGGGTTTGGCCGAGTTCTGATGGGCTGGACGGGATAAAGTCCGCGGGCTTGTCTGCATCCTTACTGGGTGCCTTGGCAGGAGGAGGAGCGACCTCATCGCCAAAGGCCAGTTTGGTGCGACGTGCAACCTCAGCAAAGCGTGCCTCGAGGGACTTATCGCTCCATGCCGGGTCAACCCGCAGCTTGTCATCGATAGCCAGGGCGAAATCAAAGCGGTCCTGGTCTTGATCACGCCACTCGGCCAGCTCGGGTACCGCCTGCAGCGCGGCCTGAACGGGGTTTGCCGTGGGTTGATCGTGTTGCGGTGCTGCCTGTGACTCCAGCTTGTGGAGCTTGCGAGCAACTGCCGTCAGGGCTTTACCGATCTCCGGGTAGTCCTGCGCCAGCAGATCCAGCTCGTCCGGGCTGATGTCATCAGGATCAACATCGGGATTGATCCCGTGTTTATCCAGCAACGCCTGCAACTTATCCCTTTCAGCCTGAACCTGCTGCGCACTGGCCAACTGCTCCCGCAGTTCCTTGGCCTCATGGCGTGCATGTTCAAGCACCTCGTAAGGGATGGTGTGTTGACCACCTTTCGCCAAGATCACCTTCTCAGGCTCCTTGGCTGCATCATCGCCCTCCTGTGCCGTACTCGTTACCGTGCTCTGGTCGGTGCCGGCTGCCCCCTCACCCGCCGACGGCGCGGGTTCTACGTCCGTTTGCTCGGTAGCAGTGCCATTGTTCAGCTCGACATCGGGCGCTTGCTCGATTTCGGCCAACATGGCTTCCAGTTCATCCAGGCTCTCAGTACCGGTCAGGTTTTCGATGCTCGTTTTCATGGTCGTCCTCGTAGGTTTTCGTGGGTGGTATCGCTGCCCAAGCGGGGGAACGCTCTCGCAAAAGCGCTCCCCGGCGAGGGCCGGATACAAAAAAGCCCGCACAAGGCGGGCAATAGAGCATGACACTACAGGCGGTAATTGGACTCACCTGAAATTATTCTGCGTTTGATATTTAGTAACAACTGTCACATGTGACAAACAAAAAAGCCCAATCTTGATAGACTGGGCCATGTTGGGGAAATGCTAACGCTGGGTGTTTATAAAAGCAACTATCAGAGCGCTATCGCATCAATCTGCTGCTGAATGGTTTCCAGTAGCTGAGCCTGCAGCACCGCCTGCTCGCTCTGAAGCGTATCCCGCTCGGCTGCCAGTCTTTCCATCTCCTGCAGGGTCTTCCCGGTCTGCGCCTGCTTGAGCGCATCCTCGAACCGGATGGAGTCGGTCAGCTTGGCAATGCGCTGAGCTTCCGCCTGCCACTTTGCGGCCTTGCCTTCCAGTTCTGCCAGCTTGGCCTGCATCTCGCGCATGGTCATTTCCTGCTGAATCTGGGCAACTTGGGCCTGCTGCTCTGCGGCGGCGCGCTCCTCGTCGCTCATCTCTTCTGGGTCTTTCTGGATGTTCAGGGCGTTGCGGATCCGCTCTACAAACTCCGCTTTACGCGGCACGTCCATCAGCTCCACGAGCAAGTCAAAGCATGCTGCAGCCGCTTCTGGCGGCAGCTGGGCCATCGCCTGAGTCATCCGTTCGGCCAGTTGCTGCTTGTAGGCCGCAGTCTGCTGGATTGGCGCCAGTGCGATATGCGCCCGCAACCGAGTCACATCGTTGGTCAGTTGGCCATCTTCCGCCTCGACGTTGAGCACTACCGCCTTACGCCGGCGTGGGTCATCCCGGTTGATAGTCACCTTGTAGTTTCGCTTGTTGGCCATGTCTTCCAGTAGATACGACAGGGCCAGCTGGCCTACGAGCTGGCAGCCCATGCGGTAGTTGTCGTTTATCTCAGATAGCGTGGTGGCCCCCTGCTCCACCAGGTTGCTTATCGCCACTCCGGATTGGCCTGTTGTGCCCTGCCCCAGGAATGCTGCATAGACGCCCATGGTGTCCTGGATGAGCTTGACCGAATCCTGCATCACCTCGAACTGCTGGGCTGCCACGTTGAAGTCCTGCTCAACCTTGAAGGCATCACTCACGCTGGTTTTGTTCTGGCGCTCCGGGTTGAGCTCGATGTAGCCATCAGGACGCTCAACCTCCTCCAGCACCTGGGCTCGGCTCATGTTGGTGGCGTCCTTATCCATGATGACGCGCTTGGCCTGCAACAAGAAGGTCAGCTTGATACGGCGCAGGTTCACTTCGTCCTGTGCCGGCATGGCCCGGGCAATCAAACCATAGGGCTCTCCGGTGCGATCCTTTCGGTATCCCCAGAACGGGACCAGGGGATACATGTTGTGCGGCGCTGAACAGGGACGGTCTACCAGGTGATGAGGGCCGACAAACCAGGACTCTCGGATTACGGCCACTGGGCGACGTTCAACCCTGGCTCTGCCCATAGCAACAGCGGCACGGTGCAGCTGGTTGCCCTTGTTGAACTCCAGTGCTCGACCCGAATCGAGCAACAGTACCTGGCGCGTGGTGTAAGTGCGGTAGTAAACCACCTGCAGCAGCACACGGTCCCGCTCTCTACTGCACCACTCTACCTCTTTGCTGCTGAACTGGCTCCACTCCTCATACGCACTGACTAGGTTGGGATCCATCCCTTCTATGGAGGTCAGGTTCACAATATCCGCCCAGTCATTGATGCTGCGCTCCAAGATGTCCGCTTTGCTCGGGAGCATGGTCTTGGCTTCATCGACATCAAACCAGCGCCGGCGCATCAGCCATCGGCAATCGCTCAAGTCAGGCTCGCGGCTATGCCAGTCCCAGAACACCTCATCCCGGTGGACGTTGCTGAACTTGTAGCGCGGACCAAACGGGTCATCACGGCGACAGACCTCAATCCACTCCAATCCCGCTTTGATTTGGCCAGCGTAGGCCCCTCCCCGGGCTCGGTCTAAGCCGCCAAGGCGGCACATATCGGCGTATTCCGCGTTCACAGCTTCGGCCAACAGCTCGATCTCTTCGTCGTGGTCATCGGCGATCACCATCAGCTCAGTCCGGCTCTTGGCCTCCATGCCCAGCACCCCATCAATGGTTGGGGCGATCAGGTTGTGCATGGTGATGGGTTGGCCACGCTCTTTGAGCACCTTGCTCACCTCGGGAGGCAGCTGATCACCGTCGTAGTAGGCACATGCGCGGTTCGCCATCGAGCGCCAGTCTGGCTGGCCGTTGATGTCGCTCATCAATTTGAGCAGGCGTGCGGTATCGAGGCCGCCTTTTTCAGGGGCCTTGGGCTGGGCATTGATCATCAGTTGGCCATCCAGTGCTTAGGTTTACGGGCGGATTCAGGTTTGACGATGCGAGCAGGCATTCTGGCGCGCATTTCTTGGGCAATCATGTAGCTCATCAGCTGGTCGTCGTAACAGCCTTCCTGAGCGTTCATGCTGCCGTTCTTGTCGTAGACAAAGGTGGTTGCTTCGGAAATGGTACCGATCCAGCGGATCCCCGATTGGCCGGCACGCAGCAGGGTCTTGAGGCCATCAACTAGGAGTGGCTTGGATTGCCTGGTAGTGAGCCAGCCCAAGCGTGGGGTCTCATCATCTCGGTCACGGTCGATGTGCTCTTGGGTGTAGATACGGCGGATGGGGTAAAGCTCTCGCAGCTTGAGTACCACAGCATGGCCATGGTTGTTGCGCTCTGGGCCGATGTAAGCTGGTCCATGCTCTGCACTGCCGTAGAACTTGCCAACGTGGGCCAGCAGTTGCGCAAAGAGCCCGGGATCCAGGTGCCCATACCAGTGCGCTACCTGGCGACCATCGCTTCTGGCCACCACATCTAATGATGACCGGTCACCGTGTTCAAGCCCCTCTGCCACGTCACCGCCGATGGCGTAATCCTCATCGGGATCGGGCAGCTCCCACACCAGCAGCATGTTCTCGAGCGACCGCTGGCCCTGCTCGTCCAGTCGCTCTGGCTTGCGTGCCTTATGGCGCGTGCCGGTAACGGGGTCGATGTCATAGACGATGAGTGGTGCAATGCAGTCACCTTCCGCCTCCATCGTCACTATCGGGTCAAACACCCGGCGACCAGAGGTCAGAAACGCCTCTAGCGGCGTGCTGGGAAACTCCTGCTTCATCTCAGTGCCCAGGGTCGCCTCTTTGAGCACATACCATTGGCGTTGTTCATCACTAATGGTGCAGCCCATCGCCTTCTCTACCGCAGCGAAGTATTCCAGCTGAGCTTTGCTGGCCACCACACCGGATGCCGGCACTTCGTCGCGATACTTGGGGTCTTGCCACCAGGCGAAGAAGTGAAACTTCCAGTCGAGCTGGCTGAGCTCGCCACCGGTTCTGCTGAGCTCCAGCGACTTCATGCTCATGGCGTGGAAATCACCGCCCACACCTTCAGCCGTTGATTCGATGAATGCCACGGCGCCCGGGTGGATAGCCTGCAGGGTACCGGTGCGAACCTCTTTGGCTTTCTCGGGGTACTTGGCGCAGATCTTCCCATGCTCAGAGACATGCAGGCGTTGAACAGTGCCCGATCGGAAGGACGTGGCCACCTGGATGCTTGAGCCATGCCGGAACAGGATGTGACCGCCGTTTGCCCCGCCACGCCGTGCGACCACTGGGAACTGCGCCTTGAGCCAGCCGGGCAGGTTATCGAAAGGGACTTCAATCTTGGTACGGTATATCTCGCCTGCTGCAGCCAAGTCCTGGGCGATGATCCCGCACTTGATGTTCTTGTTGAACAGCGCCTCATCGAGCAGATAGATATCGATGGCTGTAGAGAACCCTATTTGGCGTGCCTTCAATACAATGTTCAGCCACCACATGGTCTTGAACAGCAGCTCTTGCGCCGGGCGCAGCCGGAAGCGCACCAGCTGGCCCTGCTCGTTCTCGATCATGTAGAGGTTGTTCATCCGCCACCACTTATCACCGAGCTTCGAGCGGATGTAGGCCATCTGCTCCTGCTCAGTCATGGCGGAGATGTCGGGTTCGGTCATTGGCGGGTCTCAGGCAATAAAAAACCCGCCGAAGCGGGTTAGTGTACTGATATGAAGCTACTAGCGTTCTTGAGGTTCTACTGTCCAGGAGTCTACAACTGCCTGCGCCTCTAATCTAACTGCAGCGAGTTCTTGAATGTTATCCGCGAGCATCCTCAAGTGAAGGGGATCGGCAATTATTGCCCCCATCTCAACCAATATCTTGTTACGGTAAAGGCGATATGGCTCAAGGAGGATGCGCTCGCTCATTACAGAGCTGGGCTGTTTTGCACAGCGATTGCCAAGAGGCACTACGGGCTGCAGTTCTAGGTGAAAGCTATGTCCAGAATCTAACTCGGCATAGGCTGCTTTCGGGAGCGGGCAATCAGCAATATAAACAGCCTCACCTGCCTCATTTTTACCGTAAATTCTCATTACATCCCTCACCCAAAATACCGGCCAATATTATCACGACATCAGTCCACCGGTACCCATACCCTGTAGTTCAGATACCATCTCACTGACAGGAGTTGACTCACTGCCACCATCCTTCTCCAACCTATCAGCCTCTGCTGTCAGCTTGCGGGTAGCCGCCTCAATGCGCTTGGTGTCGGCCTCAATCTTTGGCCCAGTTACCTCATCAATCCGCATCGTGCTCAGGGTGCGTTCGATGGACTCAATGCGCTGGATGTTCCGGTCGAGGGCCTGCTCGGCTTTCAGGAGCTTTTCATAGAGGGCGAGCCTGTCGGCCATCTCGGTTGCCGCAGCGAGATCCTGCTGCAACGCCTTCAAGGTCTTGGTGACAGAGATAACGCGCGCCCGGGTAAATATCAGCTCATCCCTTAGCCTCAGTTCCTCGGCCTGGTCGAACAGTTCGGGCGCATCGAGGAACTGCGCGTAACCGCCGTGGGTCTTGGCAATCTGCATGCCTGGCTTGATGTTCGCCTGCGGATTCGGGTTGCCCTCATACTCGCCACGAACGAAGCGGCCAGCATCGTCACGCCCTTTGTTTTTCGTTTTTTGGCCTGAATCGGCCGAGGCGTGTGGAGGTGAAGATGACTTTCTCTCTCCTCCCTCTCCCCCTCTGGCCTTAGCCTCATTCCCCTTGGGTTGCGCATTCTTCTCAGAGTGCGCAATTGTGCGCACTTTGGACTGCGCACTTTGCGCATTGCGCACATCTGAATGCGCAGTTTGCGCAGTTCGAAACTTGATATGGCGCCGCGCAGATTGGTAGTTGAGGCCCTGTTTCTCGCACCACTCTTTCACACTGATGCCAGAGGCTGCGTGCTCAGCAGTGAACTCCTCTTGCATCGCAAGCCAGTCGATTCGGGCCATTTATACAGACAACTCACCTTCAACAACGGTGTCCCCGGGTACTGGCAGATGAGTCGCAGATACCTCCACAGCGACGCCAGTGTTCAAGAGCACCAGTGCTGTATCGCCATCGTGGGACAGGATACCGTGTACAACACCGGTCATTTTCCCAACATGCTCCAGATCTTCATTCCAGTTCATCCATTCCCCCACAAACAGAAATCTTGCCTATCGGCGGGGCTTTGTGGCAGACAGAGCATCGTAGGCCCGCTCACACGCTAGTCCTGCAGCTCGAGCTCGGTCATATGCTGCAGCCAACTCTCCCGCTCGAGCATCAGCCCGGCTGAGCAGGTCGGCGAGCACCAGGGCAGACTGGCCTGCTGCCGAGCCTCCTTGGGCAGTACCGGGATTACCGGCGCACTGACCTGCTCGGCTTGCCAAGCGACGGGCTTGTTCGCGCAAGCTACCAGCGACAGCATTAGCGGCAGCAGCATCAGCTTCGGCCCGGGCGATATCCTGTTCTGCATCTTGTCTCACCTTCTCAATTTCATTCTGGCGGCGCTGCTCTTCTTCACGCACCAATTCCAAGTTTCTGGCCTTGGCGTCAGCGAGTTCCGCTGCCTGTCGGCTCCATTTCGCTTGCCACACAAGCCGCTCAGCCTGTTCCCCGGCGCGATAGCCTTCGCTGTAGCGGTACTGATACAAGGCCAGGCCTGAGCCCAGTAAGATTGCAACGACCAGACCACCCGCGACGTAGGGGGCTGCCTTGGCATAGCTGCTTGGAGTCATGTTCCACCCTTGCACTGTGCATGCAGGCGCAGCCGGTCTGCCCAGAGGCCACCACACACTCGGTTACCAGGCACAGAGCAGTCCTGGCTGCCGGCACGACGAAACAGCAGGATCGCCTCGCAAGCACCGTCGTAGTCACCAGCATTGAGGCGCTTCACTATCGTAGAGCGACAGAACGCCCCTTGGCCGATGTTGTGCGACAGCTGGACGTAGGCGTCGTACTCATACTGGTAGAGCGGTACCTTGATGCAGCCTTTGAGGGCGCTCTCGAACACGCGAACCTCACGAAAGCTCCTGTTGATGGCCTGGAGCGGAGTGATCTTGTCTCCTCGCTTCACCCCCTCGGTACTACCGGCCCCAATGGTGGGCACCTGCCAGCCGTGAACCGGATCCGGGTATGCTTCCAGCTTGATGTTCTCTCGATTCAAGATCCCCACAAAGCCCGCGGCGGAGAGCGTGAGTGCGGCAACGGCGACGCGTACTTTGCTCATTCTCTCCCTCCCCGGTTAAGCCGAGGCCGGATGATGTTGCTCCAAATAAACCACCCCATCTGGACCACAATCCAGACCAGCGTGGCCGCAAGCACCCAGTCATTGAGCGAATAGCCCGCCAGAGTCATCGTTGAGACAATGACCGGCGGGCCGGATTTTACGGCAACCCCTGAGACCACTGCGGCCGTTGCCACCCCTTCCTCTTTGCTCATCCCTCCCCCCAGAAACGACAAAGCCCGCACGAGGCGGGCTAGAAACAAAAAGGCCAGGGTCGGTAAGACTCTGGCTATCATAGGGAGATGCTAACGCTGAGTTGATGAGTATTCAACCAGCAGATTCTGTAACCAACGTCGGTTGGTGGTTAACAATGAACTCTCGCCACTCAGGTTCTAGAGCTAAGGCCGATTGTTCGTCATGGCTCGACGAGCCCACTAGCAATTCATCCCCTTGGATGAAATGGAGACAGGATCATGCTCCACCACTTTTTGTGCTTGGTGCTTATGTTCAACTCACCATTATATTCGTCATCAAAAACAACGAAGCTATCAACATCGGAAGTAAACTCTTCCCCCGGGAATCGATATGGAACATCTCGCCATTCCCCATAGCATACAAAGGGGGATGATTGGCCTACATAAGCGCCCTTGGCATCATACAATTCAAAAAATATTGGCGACTCGGTAGTGAGCTGACAATATATGCCAATTGGATTTACTGGATATACTGCTTTTAAGAACACTGTGTACTTGCCATCTTTTGACACCACACTGACAGATGGAGTCTTGTCAAAGATGTCCCATGATACATGGGCTAGCAGCAACCAATATGCCACGAACATCACCGCCAAAAGCATAGCCAACTTCTTCATAAACAATCTGCTCATTGATGAAGCAACAGTGTAACCAAAGTTCATCCGGCAAAAACATCTCTAATATCAGCTCAATTACCCCGAAAAAAAGCCAAGGATCACTCCTTGGCTTTTCAACTTCCGAGCTGCTTAGATCAGGAAGCTCGCAAGCGCTGCGCCACCCTCTACCGCATGGGCAATCGCCTTGGGCATACGGCCCTGACCAGTCCAGGTTTTCTCTACACCATCTTCGGTGTATTTGTACTTGGCAGGACGAGGAGCCCGGACGCGCTTAGCAGCGGTATCCTTGGTGCCTTTACCTTCACCTGCACCCAGCAGTTCGCTAGGGTCAATACCGGCTTGCTCCAGCATTGCTTGGAATTCGGCCAATTTGGCCTGGCGCTCTTCCTGCTCTTGCATGACTTTGAGCTCAGCTTCCTCGCGCTCCTTGAAAAGCATATCCAGCTTTTCCTTTGCTTCGGTCAATTGCTCAAAGCTCAGTTCACGCAAAGCAGCACGCAGACTACGTTGATTCAAAAACACTTTGATAAATTCATTCATTTTTCTTTTCCTAATACAGAAGTGAACTCAGCAATTGGTTAGAACATCAGCGCATACGTCAATATGTGACACGATGAAAGGTTTTACCTCTCGTCAGCCCCTATCAAACAGACTCACATGGCCAGTTTATGCATATCATTGAATCTTTTTTTAGCTTCTGACAACTTTGCTGGGGATATAGCTTTCTCTATTGCTTGTTTATAGCTTGTTATAAGCTCTAGCTCATTGCTAGGCACTGCTGCCGCCATAGAAAAGTAAGCATAAGCCTCTACTAAGTCTACTGGACGTCCGTAACCAAATGCAAAGACAAAAGCATGCATAAAATTAGTCTCCGGATCATTTGGCTTCTGCTTGTTAAAACACGCATCAATAGACTGCGTGCTTTCCAAATCTACATCTTGACATCTTAAACCAACCCACAGCGGGATTCCCCTATCAGCATCCTCGTTTCTGCATAGTTCACCCAATGCCTTTAAGTCACCATTCTCATCTGCACCTCTTAAGCAGCGTAACGCATTGAATCTCCCTACGAGGTCCTGCGTACTATGAGCGTCCGCAAGCTTTAGATACTTTTCCGCTTTATCCAAATCGGGTTTCTGATCCAGTTCGCCATACAGGTACACTCGCCCCAACACCTCTTGGGATAATGGGTTACCTTGCTCTGCGGACTTCGTATACCACTTCAACGAAACTTTATTATCATGAATTGGTTCATATTCGCTGGCGTAAATGAGTCCTAAAGAATACTGGGCATCACTGTTGCCTAAGGCTGCAGACTTCTGATACCACTCAAACCCAGCTTCTCGATCGCCCTTTACCTCAATGATCCCCTCTTGTATGCCAGAATACATTCTTCCGAGTAGTAACTGGGCTTCAGCGTTACCTTGCTCAGCAGCAGCAGTGATCAGCGATAGGGCCTCCGGACCATTACGGGTATCATAACGTCCATCGGAATATAGCTTGCCGAGCTCAAGCTGAGATGCTGGATCACCACTTTTAACCCCTGCTTGAAGCAAGGAAACAGCCTCACGCAGTTGAACAATATTGTCCCTCTCCTTGCCTTCAGCTATCAATTGCCTAGCTCTTTCAAGGGCGTCATCTGCTTGGCAGATGCCCACCCATGACATCAATAAAACCCCAAGGCTTATCCCTATTCTCTTCTTCATCCTGGTACATCCCCCTGCAAATTGAGCTCCAATTGTGCCACAAACCTCCGTCATATTCCGATAATTAATTGCCCTTCAAGATAGGGAACCATGAAACGAAACGGACCTTGCTTTGCTTTCAGTGCCTTGACATCACCATACAAAGGTGACTCAATAGAGTCATGTCATTCAATAGTCACTTTTCTTATGAAATCAGAGCAACAGCATCATTTTGATATCTTTGAGCTACAACGTGACATTCAAGAAATATATAGGAAGACCGGAGCAAAGGAAGTCCTTACGAAATATGGGAAAGTGAAATATTTCTATCTTGCGTTAGGTACTTATGCCGTCATTGGCGCTTTTAATATTATATTTTCAACCATACCAATCTTCTTTCCTAACATTTTGTCCGGCCTTAATAAATATGTTGCTTTTACATCATTCACCATTACATTCATAGCAATCTTTATAACAAAGAAGATTGTTGACATCGCAATGATTAAAATCATTAAAAAGAAATCTCCAATCTTAATGGTTAATCATCATAACGTCCCAATTAGATATCTCCACTTCAAATATATCTTTATGCAAAACGAACGTCTATGCGATATAGAAATATATAAAATCATTCAGTGGCGAATGATAGACAATAATGAAAAAGAAAAGGAATCCTTACTTAAAACACCTTGGTTTATCCCAACGCTATCAGTGCTCATTGCACTAGTACCCTTCGAAACTCAAGCAAGAATTGACATCAGCATTATGTTAGCAAATATCCTAGTAATGGGAATTCTTGCATTCTATGTTTTCATTGGCATGGATGAAAACAAAAACATTGATAAATTCCTAGCATGGCTGCAACTTGAGCATGACACAGGGACCAATTTCACAAACGAACCAAGCTATTATTTTATACCTGCGAAGCCTCTGCCCCAGAAAAAAGCTGACTGCAATCAAGATGCTGCTCAAACTGATGACACAGAACCCCAGGATGAATGCCATTCAGTAAAGGCCCGATAGGGCCTTTACTTTACTGCTGCTCGGTACTGGATTGGAGACAGTGAATAGTGCTCCTCAACCTCACCGCGGAATGAATAAAACTCCCCCTTGTTCTCTTCCCGAGAATAGCTATGTACTCGATATAACCAGAACCGATCTTTCAGCTGCCTGGAAACATTCACCTCGTTCTCACTGATGTAGAACGGTGTGGAGGCAGGCCCCGCAGTGGTCTTAACCTCTATGAACTTCTCTGTGCCATCCTCTTCGAACGACAGAATGTCGTACCCCGCAGCAGAGTCGCTCAACGCGATATGCTCAACCCGGGCCGCCAGGTCTGAATGCCCGGCCTGAAGCAGCCTGTTTTGCTCGTATTCGATAACCAAGCGTTCCCCGGCTAACCCCAGCTCCCTGTTACGCTGCTCCCGGGCAGCCCAGTCAACAGTTCCACCCTTGGTGCCTTTCCCCTTCTTCGCACCACCGGCACTAACCTTGGGTGGCGCACTCTGACTCAAAGAGCCTGGTACATCATTCTCCACTAAGGGGTGATACAGCGGGGATAACGCCGGCCGTATGTGCTGAGCAAAATGGGTATGAACATCCGATGGCAATGGCCAGTTCAGGAGCTTCCAAGTGAAATGTACAGGGTTCTTGGATTGAGGATCCCAGTCATTGAAGGCCAATGGCCCCATGTAGGTGTACTCCTCTTTCTTAGAGGTCCTCAGGAAAAGCCTGACGTTATTACGGGTGTCATCATGCTCTACCAACAACTTGATCAGGGGACTGTCTGGCGTCTGCTGGTTCTGAGACTTCCAAATCATGTAGCCATCAGCAGTCAGGGCATCATCGTAGTCATTGCTCTCATACACACCCAGGGTCACGAAGAAGACAAAATCGCGCTCTCCTGGAGCATTGCTGATGATCCCTGATAGGCCCCACGACCCAGCCCCCGGGGTAAATGGCTTCCCTGGCGCAAAGATTGAAGCCACTTCTTCACGTGAATACAGGTGATGCGGTATCAGTCGGAGAGCAACGCTTTTAGGTACGATCGTGAAGCCCAGCTTCTCAAGGATGTTGAAGCACGGGCTATTCAAGCCACCACTGAACTTGGATGACGGAAACTCATGGCCAAGCAGATCTTGGGCTGCCAACCCCAGAATGGCTTTGGGCGGATAGCGCCGGCCTTCGATGAGCAAGTCATATGTGGTGGAATGCTTATAGGTGGGAACATCGCCCCCCATCTGTTCAAAGGTCTCTACGGCCCGCAGCACATGCTCTGCAGTAAGCTCACGAAGTTCTCTCGCAAGGTCTTTCTGCCTTGCTGTTTGTCCTTTTGCCACAGCCACTTAGCCCTCTTTAGACTCAATATTACGCCAATATACCACTAGGCAAGCTTCATTTGATCACGGTGATCTTCATCTGCTGCAAGGCTATACTGTATTTATATACAGCACAGTAGAGTCCTAACCATGTTTGCAGTACCTGAACTCGATTCGCCAGCACTTGAGATCCCCTTATATCTGTCCCCTGCGGCCTGTGGTTTTCCATCCCCCGCCCAGGACTATGTCGAACAGACGATCGACCTGAACCAACTATGCGTGGAGCACCCGGCTGCCACCTTCTATGTCCGAGCCAGCGGGCACAGCATGGTGCAGGCAGGTATCAATGATGGTGATCTGCTGATCGTCGATAGGGCGCTCAAAGCACGCCATGGCGCCATTGTACTGGCCTGTCTTGATGGCGAGTTCACAGTGAAACGGCTGCAGGAACGTCCTTATCCTGCGCTGATGCCTGCAAATCCAGACTTTGCTCCCATCTATCTACAAGAGGGACAAGAACTCGAGATATTCGGGGTCGTCACCTTCGTCCTGCACAAAACCAAGCTGGGGTAAGCCATGCCCCATGTGATTGCCCTGGTCGATGTGAACAACTTCTACGCCTCCTGTGAGCGGCTATTTCGACCCGATCTCAAGGGGGTGCCGATCGTCGTACTCTCCAACAACGACGGCTGTGTGGTATCCCGCAGCCCTGAAGCCAAAGCAATTGGCATCAAGATGGGAGTCCCCTACTTCCAGATCCGCCAGTTCTTTGAGGCGATGGGGGGAGTCTGGTTCTCCAGCAACTATGTCCTCTATGGCGACATGTCGAACCGAGTCATGACCGTGTTGGAGGGGATGGCGCCGACAGTTGAGGTCTACAGCATTGATGAGGCCTTCATTGAACTGAGCGAAAGCTGGGCTGGCGACCTGCTGGAATATGGCCGCCAAGTGCGGGCACGTGTGCAGCAATGGACCGGGCTCACCGTTGGTGTTGGCATTGGCCCCACCAAAACCCTGGCTAAGCTGGCCAACTACGCCGCCAAGAAATGGCCAGCCACCGGTGGAGTGGTCGATCTACGTGATGAGGCAAGGCGGGCCAGGTTGATGGCTATCACCCCGGTCGAGGAAGTCTGGGGCATAGGCCGGCGGCTGACAGCCAAGCTGGATGCTCAAGGCATCAAGACGGTCGCTGACCTCGTTGCTGCCGACCCCAAGAGTCTACGAAGCCGGTATGGCGTAGTCGTCGAGCGGACAGTGCAGGAGCTGCGGGGGATCCCCTGTGCAGACCTCGCGCAAGTAGCCCAGGCCAAACAGCAGATCATCTGTAGCAGGAGCTTCGGCGAACGCATCACCGCAATTGGCCCTATGCATCAGGCTCTCGCCGGCTACATGGAAAGAGCCGCGGAGAAGCTACGGGCAGAGGGCATGTGCTGCAGCCATATAACCTTGTTCGTTCGCACCAGTCCCTTCAATGAGAAAGAGCCCTACTACGGCAAGCACATCAGTACCAGGGTTGCCATCCCTACCTGCGATACCCGTGCCCTGCTGGCACTTATCCCTCCTCTCCTCTCACAAGTCTGGAGAAATGGTTACCGGTACCAGAAAGCCGGCGTCATGCTGGCTGATTTCACTCCGTCGGGAATCCAGCAAGGTGACCTGTTTGCAATGGAGCAGCAAGAGCCTCGCAGCGGAGCTCTGATGCAGGTGATCGACAAGATCAATCAGGAAGGCTTGGGGAAAGTCTTCTTTGGGGCTCGAGGCAAAGATAACAGAGAGTGGATGATGAAGCGGGAACACCTTAGTCCCTGCTATACCACTTGCATCAATGATTTGCCGATAACAAATAGACTAAAATAACTGTTCAATTCTCGCTCACAGAACCAAACTGTGAATACACCTTAGACTCGTAAAAAGCGCTGATATTTTATTCAAAACTAAATGCATAAATGAAAAATATTGACGAGTGAAATGTCTATATATATTATGCCGCCACCTCGACTTCCTGTTAGAGAAGTACGTTGTACGATGTTTATTTGGCAAGATTTGTACAAATGATGCCATATAGATATATGAACGATTTTACATCAGAGACTGATTTTCAATCGTTTTGTATAAATCGACAACAATGTTTCTTTAATAAGGAGTAAGTGCCCATGAAGATTGAGCTTAAGTTCGAGATAGACCCACACCTGATCATTTGTATTATGCGGATGTTCTTGTTTTAAGTCGGATGGTAAGGAGGTGTGGGCCTCCTTCTATTTCTCAACGTTTAATCTATAAATTCTCAGCACGCATCTCCCTCACCTGCCGGTCCATGATCCGCACCAAGTCCGATGCCTGGTGGATCACCTCGTCTACCAACCGCTCCATTGCTTCACTCATTGCCATTCCAAAGCGCTGTGACACAAGCTCAGCATCCGGAACCACTCGCCCGGTACCGTGACACTTCGGACACTCATCACCCAGTCGCAGACGCCTGCCGGTTCCCTTGCACTGCGGGCAGCGTCCAGTTTGTAAGATCTCATCTGCACAGCGATCCCGGGCCGCACTCAATATCCCGTTACGCTCTGCCAGCAGGCGGCGATACTCGTGGTCATTACCAGCCCGGTGAGCCCGCTTCGCTCTTTCCATCACCACAGATGCTCTGCGCCGCTCCTTGTCAAAGTAAGGGTGCGATGACACCAACCGATCTAACTGTTCAGGCAGTGGACGACGAAGCAATATGGCCAGGGCCATGCCTGCAGCCTCCTCACTCCCCAGCTCACTCTCGAAGAAGGTAAGCAGAGCAACGATAGACTGCGGGTCAACAAGGTGATCCGCCATCAGATATTGCAGCCCCTGTTCATTTGACTTGGCCGCAATCTGCAGGGCACCGATGAAGTCGTCACGGCCCAGGGCATTGAAGTTGCCGCTGATTGGCTCATGGAGTGCCCCCTTCGGTGAGAACAGCCGCAATGCCATTTCCAGTGAGTAGCTCATGAGTTGGTCCTCGTGTGGTCTTGGTCCTGATTAACAACAAATTGCTTATGCTGCGCCTTTGACGTTGATAAGCCCTCGCACAACCCAGCTGTGCAGCTGGCGGGTCAACGCGACATAGATCACCTCCTCTCGCTCCCCTGGCTCCCAGTCATAGGGAAGCCGGCCGTCGATAGCATCATGGCAGGCAGAGCATGCCTCAACCGCCACCAGGTCATCCCCCTTCAAAGCCATGCCATGCGGGGCACTCGGAAGGTGAGCCAGAACGGTGGTGCCGGTGCCACCAATACAGACACCGGGCAGCTGAAGCTTGCAGGCCTGGCCGCGGGCGCCATCACGAAGCACCTGAGAACGGATCGGGCTCGTCTCAAACCTCATCAGGCAAACCCCATTAGCTGAGTCACGGCCTCCTCGGCCTCAGCTTCAGAGCGGAACTGCAAGCTGAGGACATAGCGCCAGCAAACACCAAAGACTGCTCGATAGAGATCTGCAAATTCCTCCTGCCCCATCTTGGCAAAGCTAATGCTCTTGGCTTCCTTCCGTATGCCCCCATCCGGCAGTATCACGATCGTGTAGTAGCCGGCCTCGACAGTAAGCCATTTACGCATCACCTCGAATGACTTCTCGGCCTGGGGGCCATGGCGCTCGACGCGGAGGCAGGCTAGTTGGTCTATGAACTCTTCTTTGGCTTGGTCCAGGGTGTGGGAAGCACCGAAGCGTGAGAGGTAACGAACAAAGCGATCCAATATCCCCTGCTCTGCTGGTGAGACTAAGCCACCAGTTGGCTCCCAGTAGTCGAAGGTCAGGTTGAGCAAGGCAAAGAATCTGCGGTGGAAGGCGGGATTACGGCGTCCCCTACCCTGTGCCTGGATAGTGGTACCAATAGGCATCAACCGAATCACTTCTGCATCTGCTGGGGTGGATGGAACCAAAACCCCGCCAGACATCCTCAGCAAGGTCAGATCCACATCACCTCCGGTGACTTATAAACACGGGGGGCCTATTGAAAATGTAGGAATTTCCACAGGTGCAAACTGCGGATAGATCTCGGGTGTGTAGCTTGGTCATGGTCTGGGTCCTGTTGGTCATAAACAGCCGAGTGGTCTAGGTCCGGCCTGACCATGTTACGACCAAACTTTGAGCAATGTCACGCAGCAGTAATCCACAAAAATAGGAAACTATTGATGGGTTCCCGGGTTTTCTACCGCTATAGCTGCACATCATCCACGTAGTTCTTTCGAAGACCATGACTATTAACGCTCACCTATTGAATTCGTTAATGCAGATATACATTAATAACATGCTCTATCTCACACAATTTACTGACAGAAAAAACCAATAATTAGGTATCGGCGCCATGATTATCACTCAGTGCCATAACCACATGTGAGGTGCGACATAGCCATGAGATTGCCGGTCAAAAGCAGTGGTCTGTGGGTTGTATCTAAACACAACAATGGAATGGCTAGACTCAACTACACTATTGAAGATAATTCATTTTATAACAGATAGTTACGCCTTCACATGTCTATCAAGAGGATAGTTTTATGCCAAACAAGACGATATACAACTGCCATAATCATATTTTCACGCACGAAAATATTCCTGATGGCTACTTCCCATTCTTTTTGGTGAAGGCTGCGCGCATTCCTCCCCTCCAGTGGATGTTGAAGAACGCCATGAAGGCTATTGTTCCATTTACAGAAAATGATAAGGCTCATAGATATGCCGCATTTATAAACGCAACATATCGAAAATCACAGGAAGAAAACCTTCAGGTTCTAGTTAGTTACTATCCTCTTGGAACAAAATTTATCATCCTTCCGATGGACATGGGTTTCATGGGGGCGGGTAAGGTCATAGAAGATATTGATCAGCAACATGCTGAATTATCAAGACTATCAAAAAACGAGTTATATCGAGATATACTCATACCGTTTGCACACATTGAGCCAAGAAGACCAAATGTCTTGGGTAGATTAAAAAAACTTGTCGAAGAAGATGGATTCAGGGGAGTAAAAATTTATCCCACACTAGGGTATCGACCAGATCACGACGTTCTAATGAATGAAATATATCCCTACATGACCGAAAAAAACATTCCGTTGCTAGCACACTGCTCTCCAGGGTCTGTGAACTCTAAAGACATGCCGATAGAAGAAGCTCGCGCTCTTGCAGACCCATATCATTATAAGAGAGTGCTAAAGGCATTTCCAAAATTACGTATCTGCCTTGGTCATTTTGGTGGAGTCAGCGAATGGCGGCGTCATCTTAATGAAGGGCGAAATATAAACAATCCGACCTGGCTCACAAAAATTGTTGAGATGATGGAGAGCGGTGAATACGAAAACCTATATGCAGACATTTCATACACCATATTCAATTTCCAGGAAAATGTTCCGCTACTTAAAATACTACTTGAGAACCCAGCCATACAACAAAAAGTTCTTTTCGGGTCAGATTTCTACATGGTGGAGAGCGAGAAATACTCGGAAAAAAAACTATCTACCGAACTGCGATTCGCATTAGGTGAGCATCTATTTTGGAAAATAGCAAACGAAAATCCAATTGACTACTTGAGTGAGTAGTATTTTTCTAAGATACAATTGGCTAACATTTCGCTTCAGGGACACGACGTGAAAAACCACGCGCTGTCCCTTAGTATCTCATGAAAAAAAGAGTCGTAACCATAGAAATTTGGTTTATTAAGAGAGTTCTCGAGTTCTTTCTGTCATACACAGCCAAATGGTCTAGGTCCAGCAGGACCATGCCCAGGCTAAATAATGAGCAATGACACACTACAGCAAGCCTCCCCCCCGAATTGACCAAACTGAGGTCTAAACCGCAATCTATGTGGGTACAGCTAAACAGATTTTTGAAGTAGCAGCTTCAAAAAACACTCCACCTTTAGCACTCAGATGAGTATTATGTAATGCCATGTATTGTTACAAAATTACATTGTAACAACTCTGACATATGAAACAATGGAGCCTCAATGAGTGAAATAATGCTCAACCTACAAAGTCCTGCATGGTGGTTCACTGGCGTCTTCTTCGTCGTTCTATTTAAATTAGTGCCATTACTTGCTTCAAAGTTGAAAGATGGTACTAAAACCTTCTTCAAAGGCATGCGACTTAGAAGAGCAAAATACATCAAAGAAAACAGACATAACCTGGCTGCTGTGAACTATCAATCAATAAAGTCACAGGCATATTTTGTAGTTTACATTCTAATCTGTTCTCTGTATTTCATTTGGTTCATTACTGGTCAGCTGACTCAAATAATGAAGGCAAGCGAAGTTTTATTTATAGTTTGCCTAATACCATTGGTTACTTTTCAACTAATATGGATGAGTCAAAATGACAATGCAAAGCTCCTGGTAGCAGAATACAACAAAGTCAGAATTAAAAAATAATGATACTCCCAGTAATAAACCAGCATAAGAAGGATATATAGTGAGATTCTGGTGGGTAAACCATAAACGAACTTACAGTGCTGAAGTCGGGGGCGGCTATATCTGGTCGCCCAAAACGAACCGAAATGGATCGAAGAACCAGACCTATATCAACCTCACGCTGACCCGGCCAGGAGATGTTGTGATCTCCTATGCCGGCAGGCTTATCAAGGCAATTGGCCTGGTGACTGCCCCTTGCCTGGAGGCTAGGAAGCCCTCTGAATTCGGCAGCGCCGGCGATTCGTGGTCAGATACTGGCTGGGAGGTACCAATCGACTGGGAGTTATTGGATCAGCCAATTCGTCCCAAGGACTACTTGGAGTTGTTCGCTCCCCTCCTCCCTTCGAAGAATTCGCCCTTGCAAGCCAGTGGCAACGGTAACCAAGGTTGCTATCTGGCGAGCATAAGCGAAGCACTCGGCAACCTGGTGCTTTCATTAGCCAAGGGAATGAATCCATCTTTTGCTGATGACATAGAGCAGCATCAGGCCGAACTGGAAGGTGATGCAATCGAGGCGGACATCCAGGCCTCGGCCCTGGACGCAACAGAAAAGCAGCAGCTAGTCAAATCGCGCCGTGGCCAAGGTCTTTTCCGTGCAAACCTGGAGAAGGTTGAGCCAGCTTGTCGAGTTACCGGAGTCACCAATAAAGCCCTGCTGATTGCAAGCCACATCAAACCTTGGTGCGTGAGCGATAACACAGAACGCCTGGATGGAAACAACGGTCTACTGCTCTCCCCTCACATCGACAAACTATTCGACCAGGGTTGGATTACCTTCACTGACGCCGGCGACCTGTTGTGTGCCGAACCCAGCATCGAGCGGGCCCTGCAGCAGTGGGGCGTTGAGCTGCCAATAAACGTCGGCCCCTTCAAACCCAAACAGAGCGAGTATCTCGCTTATCACAGAAGCGAAGTATACCGGTCTGCACCAACCTCGGAGTAATGGGAAATAGTCCCTCACCGCGGCATGTTTGCTACCAGCTTCCTCAGCTTTTTGACCACAACTTCATCTTTAGGCTGAGGAATCACTACGACTTTGGGCTTGGGGAGCTTGGCAGGCTTCGGAGGCCCCATGGGCACCCTGGCGATCTTTATCACCCGAACCATCAGCATGGTCATGGCTTGCCCATCGCTGATAATGCACTTCTCACGCTTGAACTCTGAGGTAATCCGCGGGTGGGTAATTAGCTTGCGGAGAAGCCGTCCTGAAACTGGCATAGATACATTGAACTGGTCACACAACTGCAGGCTGGTGATGAACCGGTCTTGCTGCAGCGCCCAGGCGGCGACCTCTTCAAAGAGTTCTTCTGTTTGCATTGTGTCCCCCTTAGTCGCAGCAAAAGTGAGGCTCAATCATATCCATTACCACAAATTAAAATTGGCAACAAACGATATTTTTGGCAATTACAGGCACTTTTTCGCTCCTCAAAATCAACTCAGATGAGTATCATTCTCTATCTTCTCAATGCACCTAGAACTTCTTGAGTGTGTATTAGGATTAAAACAAAAGACATCATGGGGTTTTGGTATTAAAAAATGATTGGAATAATAAAAAGATACATTGATATCGCGTTATACTCTGTTATCTCATGGCTACTAATAAGCTATATAGGACAATCTGAGTTTGCGAAGAAAGCCATTGAAGGGTGGAGACAATTTAATGATTCACTGCCGTACCCTGTTGACTATGCAACATATTTTATTGCGGGGTTGCTGACGAAGCATATACTAGTAAACTGTGGTGATTACAACTTTCATCATGAACTGCACAATGAAAAGCGATTTGTAATAAAAGATGAAAAAGAACTATCTAAATTAGGATGGTTTACTATTAAGAATAAGCTATATCTTTTTATTGTGAACCCACCTTTAAGATGGTCTATAATTTTTTATTTTGGAATAATAATAACCACATCTTCCCCAGAGATAAATGGGAAATACATCACACCAATTCTTTTTTATATATTGGGTATTTTAATCCCACAAACAATTAGATCTTTTTTTTCCAGCACTCCAAAAATCATATCAATAAACGACGAAACACAAAAAACATATCCAGATAAATGGTACCAATATGAACGCCCTATAAGCGACATAAACGAGGATTGTTTAGGACGTGGAGCGCTTGTTAAACGGCTATACAATATCATTACCCGTGACGACATTACCGATGCTAGAGGAATTGCGATAGTTGGCGGCTATGGCATGGGAAAAACTTCACTTATTAACATGACTTTAAATCAAGTAATGTTGAACTCCTATAATTTTGTTACTTGTCATATTACCACATGGGGAAACTACACAAGCGAAGAGAACATTCAGAAAATCGTCATTGAACAAATTATATCTGACGTTACCAACATAACATCCACGACGAGTCTAAGCGGGTTGCCATCGAAGTATATTAATTCGCTGAAAGGTGCTCAAAGCTTATGGCTCGATGCCTTGCCATTACTCGACTGTCACTCATCAGCTAACTCACAGTTAGACAAACTCAATGAGCTGCTTTTGAGGATTAACTATAAAGTTATTCTAGTTATAGAAGATATTGATAGGAACGATGAAAAAAACAAGATATTAAATTCTATCGCCTCACTCATAGACAAGCTCAACAGTTACTCTAGTTTCAGACTAATATTGAGTATTGGAGAGGAGCTCTATCGACCAGAAGTAATAAACAGGGTATGTAGATATAAAGAAAACATAATCTTTGACGATACCTACAAAGCAGTCGCCATTAAAAACGGCATTAAAAGTCTGCTTTCAAAATCTAAGCTGACTTATAAGAGCTCCGAAATTTTATTTAACAGTAAAGAAGATCAAGCATTCGATAAATTTATTGAAGCTATACTTTCGTATATCACAAACATCCGTGACTTAAAAGCGGTTTTACGAGAATTAGAATATGATTGGGAGAAAATATTATGCGGTAGCTGTGATATAGTTGATCTACTTGCATTCACTATTTTAAAACATTTTGAACCATTACTAATAGAATACATTTCAGAAAACAAACGCAACTTATCTGCCGACTTTATAAGTAAAGCAATGTCACAAAATATAGCACTATACAATAAAGAAAGTGCAGAAGTCATTACTAACTATTTACTTTGCAATGAAGGAAGCAACAATAAATCACATCGTCTTCAATCTTGCATATTTTCACCATCTAAATATATACCACTACTTATTGAGAAAAGATCACTAGAAAAAAATGGCAAGGTCGTAGACCAAGAATTCTTTTCCTTTGTGAAGGATATTAATGAATTATGCAAATCAGCTTACAGCAAAGAAAACTCAGTTAAAATTATTAAACTACTATTTAAAGCTAGGAAGGTATCACCTCCAACTTATGTTGATAATACCTGGTGGTATCTTTTCAATAGTAATTCCTTGACCGTCATGCTATATCAACTTCAATATGGCTTGTTAGTCAAAGGGACCAAAAGAAAATCTTATAAAGAACCCATAGGACAGGCATCACGCATTAGGGAACAATTTAGTTTACCGACAAATAGCCCTGAACTCTGTAACCAAATAATAAAACACATCGCTCACCACCAGCTATCAGAAGAGTATTTAACTACTTTAAATGATATCTACATAAATATTTTAAACCCCTTAGATAAGGGTTCAATATATAGACCTGATACGAATGACATCATTGATTTTTATGAGCGAGAATATTATTCAAGAAATGAGACAACACCAAGCAAGAGCGTTGACGTTATAATAGATGCTATGTTTTCAATACAAAATATATGTATCGGGAACGTTGACAACAAGGATAGATATCCTAGCTTTATCGAGCCCTTTAAAAATAAGAAATCAACATTTATAGAAGAGTTTTTAGATACTATAAAAACTTGGTCTGAAGCTTATCGGAATGGCGCACTCACAGAAAATAATTATAAAACTGCAGATTGGTATCAAAGACGACTCGACGAGCATCAATAAGAGTCATATCTAAGACAAGAGGGGCTCAATGATTCATCACTGAGCTCCTCATGGCAATTAACCAAGTAACATAACAAATTGAAGTTATGTTACTAAAGGTGAATCGTCCTATCTATCTGCCCTACCCCGCCACTCGCTGACCATCTCGTCCGTTATCTCTTCCTTGTAGCAGATCGGCGCATAGCCACCGGCCCTGCTCCAAGCGCTGCGTTTGCCGCAGCGGCTGCCATTCCTGGCCAAGTTGTATGGGCACGGACAGTTCCCGGGGTAGCTCTCGATGGACTCTTGGATAATCTGCTGCTTCACCTGCTCATCGACAAGCCTGGCATCAGGCACTTGCTCCTTGGCGCTGGCGGCAAATCCGATGCTTAACAGAGCCAGTAACAGTATGCGTATCACAACCTACCCTATCTAGTTCTCTTATGGATACCACTGGTTCTACCACATCGATAATTAATAAATCACCCACCATTGATTAATTCCTGATTTGCATCAAAAACATGTCTGATATCACAGAGTTAGCTGATAAATCGCTCAACATTCCGAGATTCGATTGGTAAGCTATTCGACTGGTGCCCATGTCTCACACAGGGCCTTAAGATGGTGAACTTCAATACCGTCAGACAACTGGTCAAAAGCAGCAATCTGGGGGCTGTAACCTAGGGGCGGTAGCTAATGCAACGCTCAGGGAACCCTCCCCCACAACAACAGCATCAGATGGACTCGATGCAAACAACCGACAAGGAGAACCCAATGGGTGAATGGTCAGAGTATTTTGAGGATTTTCCGGAAGAGAACCCGGCTAACTGGGTAAACGGAGAGTTCAACCCCCGACTGGCTCAGGAAGTGCGTATTCAAGAGGATCGGCAGAGAGCGACAACCAACAAGGCTCGCTCAGAAATCAACACCGTCATCATGAAGGCTTGGTTAGATACTAAGGCCAAGTCTTTTCTTCTAACTGAAGAATGTCCTCAGTGTGGACTGCCTGAGCTGAACACCTACAAGATTAATGACACGTTCTACCTCTGTGAGTGCCAGGACTGTGGAATCCACGGCCGAGGCGAAACTCATGCTTTGGCACTAAAGAACACCTTCGACGCTATCGGAGATGGGCTTGACTGGAGAGATAACACGATTCGGTACGAATGACCAGCATATGGATGTCAATACTATTATTCGCACATATACTCACAATCCTTAATTAAGGAAGATGCGCATGATAAAACATCATAACTTTAAAAGTTTAATATAAGAAATTAGCATTTTGTGTTGTTCGAATGTTTCGCATATCTCTTAGAAGTTTTAGCTCTCTTCATAGTTTTAATAGGCAGGATGCAAATATGGACTCTGATGATAAAAAAGCGGCGACAGGTGCAGTGACTGTTGGCGCTGCAGCAGGTATTGCAAATGCAGGATTAGTTTTCAGCAGTGCTGTTGCCACAGCTAACGCTGCAGGTTTGAGTGGGGCTGCAGCGATTTCATCAGCTCTGGCAACGTTAGGTGGTGGAGCTATAGCCGCCGGCGGGGGCGGTATGGCAGCTGGAGTAACGGCGATAGCTAGTGCAGCGGCTTGGCCAGCAGCAATTATAGCAGTCACCGGTTTTGGTGGTTATCAACTTTATAAATACATTAAAAAGTGAACTACAATAAATTTATAGCGCAGTTACATGCAAATGAATTCACTAATAATTTGTAAGTTCATCTCTGACAAAAAAGCTTAATGGAGACTACATCGCGGGTTATAACAGATAAATCGCTGCTTACGCACCTTTACAGTTTAGCTAAAAATGTCCTCTGTGAGTGCCAGGACTGCATAATACATGGAGAATGTCAGACTCATACTTTGACGCTAAAGAACACATTCACGCTATTGGAGATGAGCTTGACTGGAGAGAAGGTAATGTAATCTACACTCTTAATCGAGCTTAAACACTAAACCATAAAATAAATTAGGATTGACATGGAACATATAATTAAACAATTTAAAGTTTTTGGCTTATATGATGAAAGAAATGTTTGCATAGATTTTGAATCAAACACAAAAATCATAGTTGCTGAAAATGGATATGGCAAAACCACGGTTTTAAACGCATTTTATGCTATTCTTGCTGGTGATTTAGAAAGACTAAGAAAAATCCCTTTCGAGAGCATTTCATTAACATTTGCAAGCGGCGAAGAGGTTAGTTTAAAGAAAGAGTCACTATCTTTTGACCTATCATTAGCCAGAAATTCAGGAATTTATCACCATCTTAAAAATTCATTACCTGAGCAAGTTGTGTACACTCTTCTTCAATCATTTATCGCGTTGCCTTTCTCAGACCTAAGAAGAACTCCAATATTCATTAATAGTCAAAAAAAACTAGATGTTGCCCCAACAACCCTTAAGCATTGGCTAGAAATGTTAGTTGATGAGCTAGGTAGCAACATTCCAAATATGGACGATGTTAAATTAATCACAAATTTGATAAAAGAAAAATTTCCTTTAGCTCTCTTATATCTCCCAACATATCGTAGAGTTGAAGAAGATCTACACTCATTAGGAATGAATGAGGATGTGGAAATAAAAACTGGACATCAAATAAATTTCGGTATGGCAGATGTAAGAAGTAGAATAAAAACAATAACAAATGAGATACTAAGCTCGTCTGTAAAATGGTTCTCAAAAGTGAATGGTGAAATGATTAGTCAACTTGTTTCAGGTTTCAGAGTTGATGATTCCATGTATAGAAGTGTAGCCGACCCAGAGGCAATAAAAATAGTATTGGATAGGATTGGAGAAAATATTTCATCTGATAACAAGCACCGGATCATGAATCTTGTAGAAACAGGAAAAATATTGGAAGACCATGATGACTTAGTCTACTTCCTTTCAAATTTAGTAAAGGTTTATGAGCAGCAAAAAGATAATGACTCTGCTATTCAAGAGTTCACTAGCGTTTGCAATGAGTATTTGGTGGATAAAAAATATGTTATAACGAAAGTAATGTCACCATATCTATAATAAGAGTTAAAAATAACAAAGAAGTTGACTGGGAAAATTTATCCTCAGGAGAGAAACAGATTGTTTCATTATTCGCGAGACTATATTTGGATAGAAGCGAGAATTTAGCTATATTTTTTGATGAGCCCGAGCTGTCTCTATCAATAGAATGGCAACGTAAGCTACTCCCCCATATTATGAAGTCAGGTAAGTGCCAATTCCTATTTTGTACTACACACTCTCCATTTATATTCGAAAATGAGTTAGACGCATTCGCATCAGATTTAGCGTTCTATGTTGAGGAACTATAAATTGGATCGAGCAGAACAGCTAAGAAATGCTAGAACATCAATTTCAGTTCAGTTTATGGACTTCATGAAAGCATTATCACGCAATAGAACAACTGTTGTATGTTTTTTTGAAGGGGAGGATGAAAAATATTACACAGTCAGAATCAACACTATTATACCAGATACTAAATGGACTGGAATTAACTGCGGTGGAAAAAGAAAAGTCATTGAGTTGAGAAATAAAATAAGAACACATGCCATATACAAAAACTCAAAAGCGGCATTTTTTATAGACAATGATTTTGGTGATGAAGAAATATATAATGTCGATGACTATTATATCACACCATGTTATTCTATTGAAAATTTATACTGCAATATAGACACTTTTAAAAGAATAATTTCCGCTGAGTTTGGCATGTCCGACTGCTGCAGTCAAAATAACGACTTCGAAATAGCGACATCAATATTTACTAGCAGGCTATCTGAGTTTTGCAGGATTATCAAGCCATTCAATGTATGGCTTAAAGCACATAGCGCTCTAGAGAAAGAAAATAAAGGAATCAAAAAAAACCTTTACTTAAACAACATAAAAATTGAAGATTTATCTTTAATCCAGCTAACTGGAGTGACTCCTACTTATGATTTTGAGAAAATTTCGGATATGTTTCCTAATTCATTTAATGTTACAGCTGAAAAATACAAGGAATCAGAAGAATACTTTACTGGCAATGACATTCACAAATTATTGAGGGGAAAGCAACAGCTTGAGTTCCTTAGGGTTTTCTTAACTAAGTTGAAAGAAGAAAGATCTAATAACGAAAATAATATTTTCTCTAAAAAAACCATGGTGAAATTACAACTTTCAAAATCAAATGTCATTTCTGAACTAAGTCAGTATGCAAACACTCCAAAGTGTCTTGTAACATACCTCAACAGTTTTTCATAAAATTTTCATATATGACACCGGCACTAAGCCGGTGTCATATTTCAACTTCCACTAACAGTACAAATCTAGTTATCACCGGACAGCAGCCTCAGATCTGTGTATTGATCTCCTGAGTTACTCCTAAATGTGATCACCAGGACTGGCGATCTTCTAAACCATCCTACTTCGTCCGCCACCTCCTCAGGCGTCATGTCGATCACTAACCAATGCCCTGCCCCGCACAGGCAATCCGTGTGCCCCAATGCCGAAAGCTCATCTGCCACCTCCAGCTGTACCCTCTCCCCACTCCAGCCCCTAACGGCCGGGTAGACCACAACTCTGCAGAACTTCGCGACTTTAACCGCGGCAATCACATCTTGGTTGAACATCCCTGAATCCCCCCTGTGATGGTGTAACCACGATCTCGGCGTTCGGTGATAATCCGCTCCATCTCAACCTTCACCGCCTCACAAGTAACTTCGCCGTCACGTTTTAGCACGACCACAGTCGCCTCCATCTCGCATGCCCCGATGGAGAACAGGAGCTGACGTGGCTCAGGAGGTAATCTGCGCAGTACCTCTGCCCTCACTTCCGCCGGGCGCGGTGCGAACTGGCGTTCTAAATCAGCAGCCATGTCCAGCACAACCTCCCTGATCTGGGCGGGAGTGAACCCACGCAACACGCCTCCCCAGGCAAGCACTACGCCGCGGGCATTGGCATCCAGGTAATTTGCGCTTGCTGGCCAGCTGCCGGCCATCATCGGCAACAGCTCCTCAGCCATAAATGCCGCCATACGGTCGCTGACCAATGGCCGTTCCTGCATCTCACGCAGGGCTGTCACGTTAGAGGGGCGTGTTGTCGTCATAGACCCCCCTCCCCGACTCTCTGAGTGCCTGTGCTGCGTTCTGGGCCGCCTGCAGGTTGGCCAATGGCTTGCGCTGTGCTGACGTCCTAAACGACCTGGCTGCACGACGCACCCAGTTTCGCCATGTTTTCTCCCAATCCAGCTTGGTTGCTTTGGCCCCGGGCAGTGACTGCCAGTAATCAGCGAACGTAGCTGCCTCTAGGAGGATCCGCTCTCGTGGCCATCCAGTTTCTTGGCTGGCCCACCTCCCCCATTCCGCTGGTAGGAACCAGTCATTCGGCAAACGAGTTCCTCGTCGTGGAGCTGAACTTTCGGCAGCGCGCTCCCCTTGGGGGGATATAGGGGGGATCTTTGGATCAATGACTGGATCTAAAGAGTGACTGATTCTATGTGCAGCTCCTGCACTATGAGTCTGTGCAACTCCTGCACATGCTATGTGCATCTCTTGCACATCTGGATGTGCAGGAGATTCACCATCAAGTGTCAGCATGTAGACATTTGACCTCTTCCCATTGGGGCCTCTTCTGGCCTCCTTAATCAAAAGGCCCGCCGTACAGAGCGCATCGATATGACTGATCACTGAGCGGCGCGAAATCTCACATTGGTCAGCGATATGTTGATGCGAAGGCCAGCACTCGCCGGTATCACTGGCGTTGTCTGCCAATTTGATAAGCACCAGTTTACGCAGCGGGTTACCCACTTTGATGTTCATCGCTTTGACCATCAGCAGCATGCTCATAGCTCAGCCCTCCGATGTATCAGATCTTTATGAAGGAGGGCCGGCCGCCCCCCCCTGCAGCAAACGAACACAAATTTAGGTAATAGTGAGCCCCCAAGGGCTTTGATTGACTTGGTCATGGTCGGGTCCTGATTTAAATAATGCCCAGTGGTCAGCTGGGCAACAGTTGAGAGTTATGCGCTACCTTGCTTCTCCGCACGTTCAACCTGGTAAGCCATTAGCTGGCGCGACAGGCGCAAAGCAGTCCTGTCTGTACCAGCAGCCTGCGCAATGGTGATCGACGAGTCATCCTCCAGAAATAGCGCCAATTCGTGCATGACAGATTTCAGGATGATGTTGTCACGCTCATCCACATGCTTCGGGGCCGGGCGTGTCAGTCTTGCTACGGTAGACATGGTCTTATCTCCCTAAAACAACATTGATTAGTCCAATCAGCTTCTGTACCGGCGTCTTGCGCCGCTCTTCTTCGTAAATGGCCTCATCTTCAGAGGTAAACGTGAGTAGGCCACGCTCAGGTAACCCCTCCCCCTTCAAGATCTCCTCAACTGTGACCGGCGGGTACCCCTGCTCGATAAGAGCCTGGTTCGCCCTTTTCACGGCCCTAGCCAGGATCTGCGGCTCATATTTAGATATGGAGTTGAGCAGGATCAGTAATGAAGTGCGGGCAAATGCAGTCTCTGTCATGCCGAACTCGGCACTAACTTCTCTCCACATATGGCGCTGGGCAGGTGTAGCACGTGTCCTTAAAGGCGATAGCGTGTCGAGCTTTTGGTGATCAGGAAGTGCTTCTCTTCCCATGCTGTATGCCCTCTCGTTGTGATGCGGCAGATAGATGGCCAAAAGGACACATCAATCCCGTTCACTCTGGGTGTAGTCACTAAAACCGAAATCAAGAGCTCCGCCGCTAGCTTCGACAAAGCGAGCTGCAGCTTTAGGAGATACGAGTCCACCGTTATTCCTCTTCCAATCATTGAAACAAACCCGGTTGTAACCAATGGCATTTGCCGCCTTTGCTGCACTGCCAAAGAACTTGATCGGCTCCTCAATTCGCATATCGATCCTCCTTTGTTCTTGGACATCTTAGTAAGAACAAACTAACCAATCAATGAAAACAAACCTAACCACCGGAGAGGCATAATGGAAAATGTTTGTTGAATCTAACGATACGGTGAAATTGATGTCTTCCTTTAACGAAAGACTCCAGCAACTTATGGATGAAAGAGGCCTCAAGCCTGCAGACTTAGCCAGAAAAACTGGTCTGTCAAAACCTACATTGAGCTCGATCATCCACGGCAATACCGCCGACCCGAGGATTAGCAGCATATTGGGGATCTCTAGAGTCTTGGGGTGTGACCCCATATGGCTTTATGTTGGTAAAAGCAGCTCCGAATACGCCACAAGCACCGCAATATCAAAGGTCCCCATATGGGAACTAAAAGATATGACAGGCCAATCAAGTGATGTGATTCCTTTGATTGATACTGGACGGCACCTCGTTGTTGAAGACGGAGGTCACCTCTGCGCCGTCGTTGCAGAGAACGATGATCTCGCAGGAAGCGGGATCCAAAAGGGTGATTTCATTGTTATTGATATGAGCCCACAACAACGTCAGCTTGAAAATGAAGACATTGCCTTGGTGCAGCATGGCGACAAGGTGCTACTGCTTAGGGCAAAGAACGCGATCGACGGCATGAATCTGGTGGTTGATGATCCACACTTTGGATTTCTCAAAGCTAGCGAGGCGATAGTCTTGGGTAAAATGATCGAGCTCAGGAGGGCTTAACGCCGCCCTCCGACACAAGAAACTAGCCTGCTAACCAGCGGGCTTTTTTGTGCCCTCTTTTTAAGAACCAATTCTGGATCACACTAAAAATTAAAAATTTCTAACAACCATATTGCATTGTTAGGTTTAACTGCCTAACATGCGTTTAGTAAGTTTAAGCTAACTAAATCAGGAAGCAGGAAGACCTACCGAACTCGTTGACCAGCAATCAGGACCCGCCCCTAACCAGGGCAGAAGTGAAGCGCCTGACCAGCGCGTAAGAACGACAAAGCCCGCGCAGGGCGGGCTTTGAAGGACTGAGGGGACCAACCCTCAATCGGAATGCCGGGGGACCAACCCCAGCAATCAGGACCCCGACCAGCCAAAGCTAGCGGGAATTAGCGAGGACCTACTCGCCAATGGGAGTAAATGTACCATGACCAAGCGCATTTTTTCCAGGGCCGCCAAACGAGCAGACCAGCTCATAACCCTCATTGCAGACCGCCTGAATGGCAATGCAACACGCCGCCGAGCCATCAAGCAACGCCTCCATTTGGCAATGCTTGCCTCAGAGCAACACCGCCTCGTTGCTGTTCGCGCAACCCAGCTGCGAACAGCCCATGTACCCAAACCCAACCTACTCCTCCACTGGCGAACTGATTACCGCCGTAACGCTGTATAGCCAGGGGTTGGAGCTTCCCTCATAGCGCCATAGCCAAAGCCTCTTTTCCAAGCACCGCAAGGATGCTTTGGCTTCGCTCACGCCAAATTCGGCCAAGCGGGCTCTTTAACAACCAGGTACCGGCTCACAACCACAAATCCTGATGCCGGTAGGGATGCACCGATAACCCGTCAAACCGGAAAGCGGTGTGTGAACGTGACAGCATCGCACACATGACTCTAATGTTAATTTTCAATCACTTACAACCATTAGACATAGATTCTTAACAGCACATGGGGTGAGCATGCCCCTACTGACTGATTAAACAAATGTTTCCATTTGGTTAATTTATGTAGCTTAGTTGCGCATTTGTATATACAAATGAGGATTCTCTAAGGAGCAGAGCTCATACCAAACCTCAAGGAGGATGCATGGAACAGGAAAATGTACGCGCCCTAACTGTATGTTCGGGGGCAGGCATAAAACTGCTGCTAACAAGCTTGATTGGGATCGCAGCTTTCTTCATTCCATTTGAATATGCAGGGCGCGAAACCATTTTGGTGGACCATCTCGCAGCGCAGTTGATCGCACAGCGCAACATATCGATGGGATTAATCATGCTACTGATTACCTATGGCGCAGTGGCGCCATTACTTGACGGCCGCTGGCGTGCTCGCCCCATTGACCGTCTACTTAGCTTGTTCAAGATCTTTGGGTTTATCCTTGGGGCGATATATGTTTCAGGGCTGGGACCAGCCTGGTTGATGAAACCTGACTTGCTTCCATTTCTGTTTGATAAACTCGCTACGTCCGTTGGCTTAATCGTCCCGATTGGCGCAATGGCGTTAACTTTTCTACTGGGGTTCGGTCTACTTGAGTTAATCGGGGTGCTAATGCAGCCGGTTATGCGTCCGTTGTGGCGCACACCTGGGCACTCTGCCATAGACGCGGTAGCGTCTTTCGTAGGCAGCTATTCCGTAGGATTACTCATCACCAACAGAGTCTTTCTCGCAGGAAAATACACTGTGCGAGAGGCTGCGATTATCGCAACTGGTTTTTCAACTGTGTCAGCAGCCTTCATGATCATTGTTGCCAAGACACTTAACCTAATGGAGCACTGGAACTTTTACTTCTGGTCTACATTGGTAATCACTTTTGTCATTACCGCAATTTTGGCTCGCCTCCCACCAATATCAACAATGGCCCATCATGGAGAAACAGACGAACCATTGCCAAGGGGAAAGACCCGGATACAAGCAGCTATTGACTCGGGACTAACACAGTCCAGCAGGGCTGATCCATTAATGCATCAACTGCTGGATAACCTCAAAGATGGCCTCAGCATGGCCGCCGCGGTAGTACCAACAATCCTATCCGTCGGCCTATTGGGCCTGTTGCTTGCACAGCACACACCAGTATTCGATGTCTTGGGTTGGCTACTATGGCCGTTGACCTGGCTATTGGATTTAGGTGAACCATTAGAAACAGCGAAAGCAATTTCTGCAGGTCTCGCGGAGATGTTCCTACCAGCTATCCTGCTAAAAGATGCAGACCTGCTAGTACGCTATGTTACCGCTGTAGTTTCCGTAAGCTCAGTTCTGTTCTTCTCGGCCTCAATCCCCTGCATCCTATCGACAAAAATACCGATAAGCGTGGGCCAATTGGTGGTGATTTGGTTCCAACGTACTTTGCTTGGGATCATACTCGCCACCCTTTGTGGCCGACTGGCTATGTCGATCGGTTTACTGGCATAACTTATCCCCCCGAGCCCTGAGCCACATCTCAGGGCTCAGCTATTTAAGCCATCAATAACTGAATAATGGCTACCTAACACACCTCGAAGCACAACCAACATGCCCCTTTCTTAGGGGTATTTTTTTGCCTATTAACCCACTACAGGACCTGACCATGACCAAACGTAACAAGAACCTCAACAACGTCATCCCTGAACTCAACAACGAATGCCGCAAACGCCTTCGAACCCTTCGTGAAAACATGGGCCTGAGCCGCCCCAAGTTCGCGGACTTGCTGGGGATCCCCCCCACCACACTGAAGAACTACGAGCTGAACTACCGGGAGATCGGTGGCGGTGCCCTGCTGTTGATCGCACAACACCCCGAACTCTCAACCCACTTCATCTGGCTGGTCACCGGCCAGGGGAATGAGCCCGTTAAATTGGAGGTATCGAAATGAAGGTTCTTGGCTCCAGCAGCCCTCATCAAATCGAGAACATCGCAGTCCAACGCAGAGTGGTATCCATCCACATGCAGAACGATTTGATTGGCGATCGCCGATTCGTTCCCGAAATAGCTCAAGCTCTTCGAGAGGTAGCCCAAGCCCTGGACGATGGCCTCATTGGTAACGAAGCCGCGGACTTTGTAAGGAGCTCCGGAGGGACGGAAATCACCATGCACGGCTATTGCCTCTTCATCGCTCCCACCACAGCTGAACAGAAAACCCTATCCGAAGAAAACCAACCTCTTCTGGTATTTCAAGTAAGGAGCCGGGACGGGAGAGTCATCAATATCTACAGCGATGGCTTCATCGATGGCGATGGCACCGCTGAATTTAACTTCGTCAGAAACTACTTCACCCCTCGCTTCGATGCGATCAGGGGATTACTCGCTCGAGTTAAAGGGCATGGGTTCCCCGATGACGAGATCAAGCGACTTTTCGGTGGCTTTTGATGAGCTTTCACATGGTTCAAAGCAAAGCTCGTGAAGCCTACATCACCAGGTAGCTACCACATGAGGACAAATCAACATGGAATGCATTCACGATATACCTGCCGCTGTTGAAGGCGTTATCACCCCCTTCGAACCGACAGAGCCGGGCATTTATAGAGGCATCCCCAGCGAGGCTTATCACGCGGGAACGGGGATCTCCAAAAGTGCCTTAGACCTGGCGTTACTCTCCGGCCAGCACTACCGCTACTACAAGATCGACGGCAATTCCCAGAAAGAGACCATCCCGTTCCGGGAAGGGAAGATCCTGCACAAAATCGTGCTCGAGTTTGCTGACTTTGAAAGCGAGTACGCCATCGAGCCGCAGTGGCCAGAGGATGCCTACTCTGGTGCTGAGCAGATGAAAGCCGCCATAGAAGCCTACAACGCATCCCTTGAGAAGCGCCCGGACCAACAAGAGCTGGTCGATGCTATCGAGGCATACAACCGGCAGCTAAGCCCTCCTGTTGAGCTGGGAACGAGCCTTGCGGATGCAGAAGTGGCTTACTGCCAACTGTCCGATGAGTTCCAAACTCTCGGGGAAGATGACAAGCGAACCGCGACTGCCCTGAGAGCATGTGTCAGGGCCTATAACGACAGCTTGCCTAAGCCACTCAAGACCAAAGGTAGTTACCAGGCAGTGCTGGAAAGCTACGCCCAGATTGGCCCCAAAGAGCTGGAGCGGGCCAAGCACATAAGTACCCTGCCAGACCCTCTTCCCTTGAGCGGTACCAAGGCGGAAATGGCAGAGCGGATCCGCAGTTTTAACCCGGCAGCCAAATTCCTGGATGAGATGAAGGAGCAGTTCCGTGAAGCAGCTGGTGAACGGACGATCATCACCCACAACGAGTACATCCATGCCCTGCGCTACCGTGAAGCGGTGCTTAATCACCCTGAAGCCGCGGTATTGCTCGACGAAGGTGAGGCGGAGACCAGCATCTACTGGCGCCACCCAGAGACGGGGGAACTGCTGAAGTGCCGGCCCGACTGGAAGCGGCCAGACCATGTGTTGGTTGACCTGAAATTCGTCCGCAGCGCCAGCTCCGCTGGATTTGCTCGCGACGCTTCAGCCCACAACTACCACATACAGGATGGCCACTACACCGACGGGTATGAAGCGGTAACCGGTCATCCGGCAAACCTCGTCTTCATCGCGGTTGAGAAAGATGGACCACTGGGCCAGGACGTCTACAAGCCCATCATGGTCGGCGTCTACTACTACGGCCAAGAGGACCGGCGCCGTGGCCTCGAACTGCGAGACATGGCCCTGCGCAACATCATCATCTGGCGAGAACGCGACTACTACCCGGGCCACGATGGCATGGGGGAAATCGCGGTACCGCCGTATCAAGCCGCTGCAGAGCGCCAACGCATCGACCTCGAAGAGCCCTTCATCCCCACTCTGGTTGAAGCCCAGGAACCGGCTGAAGAGCTTCCCGCAAACCTCTTTTAAGGAACCTCGATATGCAAAACACTGTATCGACTCAGACCAGCGCCCCGGTGCTGGCCAACGAACGGGGCCAGGCCAACATCTTAAACCTCATGATGAACGCCGACTTCATGGCGAGTGTCGACAAGCTGGCTGCACTGATGGCAAGCGGCAAAGCGACCATTCCCCAACACCTTCAGGGCAATCATGCGGACTGCTTCGCTATCTGCCTGCAAGCGCTGCAGTGGGGCATGAACCCCTTCCCGGTTGCCCAAAAGACCCACCTTGTAGGAGGTATCCTGGGATATGAAGCGCAACTGGTCAACGCCGTGGTCGTCAACTCAGGGGTGATCAAAGGGCGCTTTGACTATGAGTTCATTGGTCCGTGGGAGCAGGTCATTGGTAAGTTCAAAGAAGTGCCGAGCAAAGACCCTGCGAAAAAAGGCGCAACGTACCGTTCACCAGACTGGACCTTTGCCGACGAGAAAGGCTGTGGCGTGATAATCCGTGCAACCCTCACTACCGGTGAGGTTCGCACGCTCGAGTTACTCCTGCAGCAGGCAAGAACCCGCAACTCAACACTCTGGGCAGATGACCCGAAGCAACAATTGGCTTATCTGGGAGTGAAACGCTGGGCTCGCCTCCATACCCCGGACGTCATCATGGGCGTCTACTCGGTAGACGAGCTGGAGGAGCGTGAAATCAACCCAGACTTCACCCCTCAAGGCCCTGACGATGGCAATAAGTCGGCGACCGATAAGCTGGCAGAAAGAGCAGCGGCCATGCGCGCCAAGCAGCAGGAGCAAGCCAAAGCCGGCAGTGTTATCGAAGGAGAAGTGGAACAGATAATCCCCACAGAAGACCAAGTGGAGCCCCTTCCGGAAACAGCAGTGGTTGACCCGGAGATCGCCGATCAACTGGCGGAAGCCCTGTTCAAACTTGATATCTCCGAGTCGGCCAAAGAACTGCGGGCGGCCTTAGACGAGATATCTCTGCTTGGCGAGAAGCTCAACGAAGAGCAGAAGTCCCAAGCCAATGAGATCTACCGCAAAAACCTCGCCCGCCTGGGCCTCGATAAGAAACGAGCTGCCTAACCCCGATATCGAAAGTCGGGTTCAGCCTGGCTCTACAGTAGAGCCGCTAAGGGCTACAGCCTGATACCCCCAAACCATCCACTGCTGGTCCCACAGAAACGGTGGATAAGTCAGAGGTTATACATGAAGACATTCGAAAGCCCCTACTGCGGTGCAGTAGTCATGGGGCTGGGCGTAGTCATGCCTCACCCCAGGCTCCCCGGTAAGTTCGTCCTGCCCGGTGGAACCATCTGCGATCTGCAGCAGGCCGAAGCCGCGGCCAAAAAGCTCCACGAGCTGCAGGTAAAACCAACGCCTCTCAAGCCACGACAATGAGGAGCCAGTCAATGCATACAGACCCCAACAAACTGCTGGCTCTTGAGCGAGCACTCCATCAGATAGACCAACTGAAAGCCCGCCAGCCAGCCAGCGGGCTCATCGGTCACTTGCGTCGATCCGCGTCCAGCATTTCGTTGTAAAAGCATCGAGAAGGAGAACAGCCGGTATGTGTACCGAACCCAGTGCCCCTATGTCGGGATCCAGATCAGCATGAAGGATGTGAAATAACCATGAACCGTGACAGGCATAAGTTGGCTCAATAGCGGCTCTTCCATCACCCCAACCAGCGCCCCATCCTCCAGGCAGGAGGGCCACGCCATGCATCAACTACAACTGATCGACCAAGACAGCCGGCTGCTGGATGACCTGGTAAACACCGTTATCTCCCCTACTCTTTCCCGCTCAGCAAAGCTCGCAGAGATCGGCCGTATCCTGGCTCACTTCGATCTGCCTATCGAAGCGCCCACGATTAGCGGCCAACTCTGGAGTGCTACAGCGCTTGGCAAAGAACTGGGGGTGAGCGCCCAAGCCATCGGCAGGCTGGCCAACCAACACAATCTGAAGATCCCTGAACTTGGAGAATACCGCCTTGACCAAGCGGTTCACTCACGCAAACAAGTGCAGACCTTCTACTACAACAAACTCGGGCGTCACCGGCTTGAGCACTTTTTAAAAGCGAGGACCGACCATGCAAGCACAAGATCTGTTCAAAGAGTTAACGGAACACCTTCATAACGGGCGATTAATGGGCGATGAGCTCAAGCGACTCAGAAGTGAAGTGGAACAGCTGAGAGGTGAGCTATCGGAGATCAAACACAGCCGCGTCGATGAAGGCTGGATGGCCCTTAGACAAGCAGCCAACCGGGTTGGCCTCTCTACTGAAGCCTTGGCGCAACGATTCAGACGAGGGATCTATCCCGAAGGGGTGGTATGGCGCAAGGAAGGTAACCCTGACAACCCGAAATGCCGGTACCTTGTCCACCTTGCTGCATTGCGAAAACACATGAACACCAGGATGAACTAACAATGACCCTCTCAAGCAAACTGAAAAAAATGTTGGACGCCGCCCCTGGCGTCCATATTCATGGAGGCCGGCTACGTCTGGCCTTCAAATTACCCGGCAAACCCGTCTGTCGAAAATCTCTAGGTTTACTGCCTACCGAGACAAATATTCTCTACGCATCCAATAAGCTCGCGGCCATCAAGATTGATATCCAGTGCGGATTCTATAGCGCCAATCCGGATACCTTTTGGCTCAAGCACTTTCCTGAATCTGCCCCGCTGGCCAAACCCACCAAACGCTTTACCCTGAAGGACTACTTCGCAATTTACCAGGAGAGCCGCAAGTTCGACCTGTCCTACTCATCACTGCAGAAGATCCGTAGCGCAGAGCGATTTATCGCGGATTACCACATCCTGCACAGCGATATCACCGAAATCACGCACCGAGACTTGGAGCTGCTTAGGAACGATGCCCTCAAGACAAGGAGGGTGAGTACCGTACAGGAGTATTTCAGGGTCATCAGGACTGTCTTTGATGAGGCCCTAAAAGACGAGGTGATCGACATGTCCCCGTTCGCCCGCCTACGCCGGCTACTGCAAAGTGACGAGCTACCTCAACAGCGGGTTGAACCATTCTCCAGGGAAGAGTTGTCCCGACTATTGAATGCGACCAGTATCGAGAACCATCAGTTGATGATTGAGTTCTTGTTCTGGACGGGCATGAGACCAGGGGAAATGAAGGCGGTTGCTTGGGAGGACATCGATATGACGATGGGGCTGCTTAAAGTTCGCTACAACATCGATAGGCTCGGCCAACTCAAGCCGCCCAAAACCATTGCCGGTAACAGGACGATTGAGCTGCTCCCGGCAGCTATGAAGGTATTAAAACGACAGCGTGAGCTGACTTTTATGCTCCCGCCACGCTTGGAAACAGTGCATCTGCGTCATAACAAGCGGCGAGAGGAGATGAGGCGGAGGGTCTTTTTGGGGAGGGAAAATATGCCGTACATCAGACCCGAATTGTTTACGGCTCCGGGCTATTGGGCCAGTCTGCTAAGAAAAGCGCAGCTGACACATAGAGAACCGTATCAACTGCGCCATAGCTATGCCTCAATGCTTCTGATGGCGGGAGCTCATCCAGCCTATCTTGCCAAGCAACTTGGCCATAAAGATTGGGGGATGATCCGCACCATTTATGCTCAGTGGGTTAGCAATGACAATCCTAATTACAGGAATGAACTGGCTGAGAAGCTGGGCGTTGTTGACCCATATATGACCCACGAGCAACAGGCTAAAGCATAA